CGCGCAGGTCGAAACGACGACGGCAAGCGCCCCGGCCTCGAGATTGTCTGCGGCCGTGGATGACGTGCTGATCTTGCGGGCGTCGTCGACGATATGGTTGGCGCCATCGAAGGTCAGCTTGTCGGTCTGAGCCTTGATCGCAGCGACTTCCGTGTCGACATAGCCGGCCACCGTCGCGAGGTCCGCGGCGGTAGCGAGGCCGGACTGGATCTCCGTCGTCAGGTCAGAGGCGGCCGCAGCCGCCGTCATCACGTTCGCCGCCATCGCGCCGACCGATGCGTCCATGCGGCCGCTTACCAGCGCCGCCGGGAGGCGGGATTGAATGTCGTTGGTGTCGGCGAGGATAGTGGTCACGTCTGACCGCTGTGCATCCGCGTCCAGCCCACCGGCATCGCTGATGATGAGCCCCCCCGCCGCATCGGCCGCCGCATTGGGCAGGGCCGTCATGCCGCCGCGCACCGCGTCCTGCGGGTTGACCGCGACAAGCTGAATCTCCGCCGACACCTGCGCCATGCCTGTGGCGCCCTTGATCGTCACCACCACGCTGTCCGCGCCGCTCGCCACCGCCGCGTCGGGCAGGTCGAGCCGATAGATGCCCGGCATGTTCGTGGAGTCGACCTCCTTGAACCCGCCGTCGCTATGTGCGCTGTTCGCCGCCGCGAGCGTCGCCAGCGTGATCGCCGTCGCCGAGCCTCCGTTGCGGACGTAGTAGGCCGTCAGGCTCGACGTGTTGTAGGCAAGGCCCGTCTTGCGGCCGCCCGTGGTCGACGTGCTATCCAGAACCTCGAAATAGATCGTCTGGTCGGTTGCGCCTTTGGTGATGATCCGGCTCATGCGAAGCCTCCCCGCATTCCGGGATGAGCGAGAAGGCCGCCGCCGGTGGCTTCCTGCCGCTGCACAGCGCCCATGTCCTTATATCCGGTCGACCCGCCGAGAAATGCCCCCGGATACCCGGTCGCCTTGCAGGGCGAGGACGATGACAGCGAGAAATCACCGCCCGCCGCGTTTGTGAACAGCGGGTCTGAGGTCGTTTCCGTCGAGTTGGTCGTAAGGCTGTTCAGATTGGCTCCGCCACCGCCGCCAGAATGATAGAAGCAGTTGTAGCCGTGATTGCCGATTCGTTCAGCGGTGCCCGCGACATAGTCGATGTTGTACTCGCCGGCCGCGTTGCCGTTCTCCGAGAAGATGTTGTTCCAATTCTCTATCCAGCAATCCGCGTCGGCAACCTCCAGCCCAGAGTTCCCGCACCCGTAAACCGTATTCCCGATGACATGGATGGGGGTCAGCGCCGTCACCGACCCATTTTGATTGATCCCGCGCCCGCCGCAAGTATCAATAATGTTTTCAATTACCCAACTTGTCCGACCGACATCTGAAAGCTGAATACCATCGCCAGCTACATCGTGTATATAGTTGTACAATACAAAAATCTTGAACCCATTATTCTGAACGCCGGATAGCCCTACCCCTGTAATTTCAGACGAACTTACGACACTATCGTCGCCATTCGCGCGGATACCGTCGCCCCCAGCGTCCGAGACCTTAACGTTATAGAATTTACAGATCGCGGCGCTAGTCCCCGCGTGGCCCGATGCTCCTTGCTGCACCATCTCTAGATTCTCGATAAGCCAGCGATTCTGACTGTTTCCGCTGATGACATTGTTAGTGTCGGTAATCGTTAGAACTGGACGAGTGCCAGACTTCCCCCGGAGCGTGATCTTTCCCGACGTCGAATCACCGTTCGCACGGAACGTAATGAATGCCGATCCGCTCTTGCTGGCAGGCGAATTGTTGAACTGGCAGATATGCCCGGCGGTCAGCGCCGCCTCGATATTGGCCGAGGTCCAGATTACCCGACCACCGATCGCCCAGGATGAGCTGGTGACGCCGGTCGGCGCGACGTCGACCGTCACCGTCTTCGCGGTGTTGTCAAACGCCGTGATCCAGAAAATCTTCCGGTTTGAGTTCGTCGCGTCGTTGATGTAGATCGACGATTGAGCCGTCCCGCTCGTCACCAGCCCAGACAAGTCCGGCGACCCGTCCAGAGTGACCACACTGCCGGACACCGTCGCCGCTGAGCCAGACAGGTTCGCCGCGTTCTGGTCGGTCGAGCCCGAGTTGGTCGCCGAGCCGCCCGTATCGACGTAAATCGTGCCCATCTACTTCGGCCTCTGCGACATGTTGATCGTGCGCGCCGGGTCCTCCAGCGACACGAACGTCTTCTGGTCGCGCAAGGCATGCGCCTGGACCCGCTTGCCGGCGAGGTCGGATACCTCATCACGGCTAAGCGTCGCTACGTATTCCTCTTGGCCCTCGCGATGCCGGAGGAAGTGGCAGTCAGAACTGTTCCGGTGTTTGGTGGCGGTAGGCGGCAGCTTCGCCGATGCCTCCTCATAAGCAGCCAGCCACACTGCCGTCTCTTCTTCCGTCAAATTGACAAGCCCCTGCCGTCCAGGCGATAGAGCAAGGACTGCCAATTCGGCCGGATAGAGCGCATCGGGGAAATATTCCTCGAACACGGTGTCCGGCGGGAACAGCACATTCCGCGGGGTCGGCCCGTAACCGACGACCAACCCATGGGACCCCGCCGCGAAAATCTCTGTCGGCTCATCAAGCTTCGGCCAGAAACACGCGATGAACCGTGTGTCGGTGACCCTACCCATATTGGCAGTGATTCGTTCCCCGATCAGCGTTCGCATCTCAGTCACACCGCTCGATCTTGCGGATGATGTCGGTCATTGGGGGTCAGCCGAGCTTCGCGAGATCGGCCTTGAGCGCCGCAATCTGATCGCGGATCGCCGTCAACCGGGCGGTCTCGGCTTCGCAGGCGGCGGTGAGGGAGGACAGGCTGGCTTCCCCGTCTGCGATCGATGCCTGGATCTCGGAATGCCGGCCGACAAGCGTCTCGCGCTCCTTCTCGGCCGCGGCACGGGCCGCGGCGACGATCTCCACCGCCTCGCGTTCCGCGTCCGCTCGGCGCGCGGCGGCGGCGCTGAGCTCGGCGGCCGCCGTGTCCCTGATTTCTGCGGCTGCGCGATCCGATCCGGTGAGGATTTCCAGACTCCGCTTTTCGCTGTCATCGATCCGCTGGCGGGCCGCGGTCACCTGCTCGGCGAGTATGGCAACCCGGTTTGTGAGTTCCGCCTCCTCGGCTCTACGGGCCGCGATCAAGCGGTCGAGATCGGCGCCCTCACCCAAGGCCTCGTCCAGCGCGGTGAGCCCGCGCACAAGGCTGGCGAGATAGCGGATATCCTTCCGCGCGGCGTGAAACACGCTCGGGGGAGTAGCGCTCGCGGTCGTCATGCCGGCACCTGCCCAATTTCCTCGAACACGATGGTCCCATTGACGGTGATCGAGTCGGCCGGCGCGGTGATCCGCACCACCAGGCGCTGCGCCTTTTCGAGCACGATCTGCTCTTCCTCTGGCGGGTAGTACCACCAGCCCGCCGCGATGTTCCAAGCATCAGCGATCAGCGTGACCGGCGAGCCGTTGGCCGCCACCGTCGTGTTGTTCGCCTCGACGGTGGACGTGGCCGCCGCCGCCCCGGTGTGCCCCTGCACGTTCGAGGGGGTGACAGAGGATCCGCCAGAGCCCGAGGTCGTGTGGCCGCGCATTACGGTGACCGACAGGATCTCCGCCGCCGCGTCGCCGAAGTCGGTGTATTGCCCGAGCCGGATTTCCCGGATGCGGACGCGTGTCGCCGCGCCCGCGACGATCTCGAACACGTCCTGGGCAGCGGTGACCGCCACGCCCGCGATTGCCGCCGTGAAAATGCCCATAGCGCCTCCTCCGCCGCTTCGGCGGTGAGTGGGTGGATTTGGAATGATTTTGCTTGCCGGGCTATTCCGGCCGGCCGCCGCGATGGCTCTCGGCGATACGTTTATTCTACGGGAGGCGGGTCCACCGCCTTCGCCAGCGCCGCCACGATGGCCTTCGCCAGCTCGCGGTTGTCGACCGGCTGAGGCATCAGCGCCTCACCGTCCTTGCCGGTGTGCTCGAAGTCCTGCTTGTCGCGCCAGTTCGCGCGATCACGGTTCTTGAGCCAGAAAATGCAGGCGGTGGTGTCCGGCGGGATGTGTTCGCGGTAGGGGACCTTCACGGCGGCCTTGGCGCCGGCCGGCATGAAAATCTTCACCGCGTCGAACGAATAGCCCACGGCCCGGTGGTAGAGCGATTCCTTGACCCGCTCATCGGCTTCGGCCTTGGCCTCGGCGAGCGCGAGGCGGAACTCCTCGTGGTCCTTCTTCCAGCGATGGATGGTCCGCACATCGACGCTGAGGAAATCGGCGACCTCGATATCGGTCGCCCCGAGCCGGCAGAGCTTGCGGACGGTCTCGCACATCGCTGACCGGTACGCGGTACGCGGGGCGCGTTTCTTTGCCTTTGACGCAGCCATTTCTACCGCCGATTGGGGGTATCCGCAAGCAAAACGCCCGCGCGGATTGCTCCGGCGGGCGCAGTTCGTCGCTTAGGTTCATTTCTCTATTCGACAGGCACGGGATTGTCAAGCTTCGCGGTTAGCGGTTCCGCTTCAGTGAGCGAATGGCCCTCCGCAAAGCCGCGAGGCCCGGCACCGCGTCGGCGGTGACCGAGCCTCGGGATGATCGCTTTGGCACGCAGATCGTCCCCGTAGGTACTCCCCCCGCCTCATTCTTGCAAGCCCACCGTCTCCGCCCACGGTAACAAAAACGTGAATGACGGTAACACCCACGATACCGAGCACGCCTGACGGTAACACCCACGATACCGTCAGGGCCTTTTCGGACCCCGGCCACGGTAACACCCATGAGACACTATCTAGATATGTACCATGGGAGGGTTGGTGCTGAGGGTGGTGGAGCCTGCACAGCCTGTGACTGCCCAAGCGGAAAAGATCAGAAACGCCGCCCGCGACAGCCAAGGCCGCCCTGGCGGCAATCACCGACCGAAAAGCCAATGCAGACTTGAGGCGAGCCATTCTCCTGCTCCTCGGCGAAGAAAGTCCCAAGGGTAATCCTGAACCCTGATTGTTCTGGGGCTGGGCGGGCTCCGCAAGCAAGCCCGACGAATCGTCGAACGGTTCGCATGCGCGCCCCTCCAAAGGGGGTGCGCAATGCGCAGGGGGGTATGGGGGGATTGTAGTACAGGGGGGGGTTGCATGGTCATTTTTCGACTTTTGCAGGGGGGATTGCACCCTCCGTCTCGGCGATCTTCTTGGTGCCGCGGCCTACCTCCCCCGCCAGTCCGCCAGAGCGCCGAGCGCCACCCGGATCGCTCCCGTCGCCCACGACCGCGCATCCCGCGCATTGTCGCGCCCGCCGACGCTCTGCCCGACCTCGTGCAGCGCCTGCTCGCGGATCACGACCAGGTCGAGCACCGTCCGCACCACGCCCCGCACGTCCCGGCAGTAGGCGCGCCAGTCCTGCGAGGCCTGGACCATCTCCTCGACCGTCAGCACCGCAGGCACTCGAGATGACCGGCCGCCGCCGCCGGCGCGCGACCAATCGACCGTCAGCGCGCCCACGTCGATCGCCGCCATGTACGCCGTCGCCCGGAGCCAGTCGCCGGCGTCGTGCTCCCGCCGCGTGATGATCCTGTCCTTGTGCAGCCTGTCGAGCGGGGCCGTCACCAGCCGCTGGACCTCGCCCTTGGCGACATGCTCAACCGCCTCGAGCCCGCCGGCGCGGGTGATCCGCTCGGCGGTGGCAGTCGCCCTGCCCGTCCGCTGGCGCTCGGACACGACGCGGTCGATCTTCTCGGCCTCACGAACCTGCATCGGCTTGTCCTTTCGCTTTTTCCCTCGGGACATCAAACGATTGCCCTTGATCTATTTTTCGCGCCAGACCGTGAAAGCGACCGGAACGACCGGCTCGATCAGCGTGACTATCGCCTCGGCATAGGCCCGGATTTCGTATTGGGCATGCGGGTCGAGCCTGAGATCGAGAAAGCCAAGGAGGTTGCGAAGATTGACCTTCGCGAACATATGGCTGTAGGTGCTGACGGGCAGGATTGCCCTAGCAAGTTCGCGCGGCCAACCTTCATCGAGAAGATCGCGGTAGGCATCGAAGGCGCGCTCACATTGCGCCTTGTAGTCGACGACCTGTTCGCGTCTGCGGGCGATCGTCGCACCATCCCACTGCTCGACCAGTCGACCCTGCTTGTTGCTCAGGCTCTGCTTCCCGATCATCTCCGCCGACGGCACGTAGAACGTCTCCGGCAGCTCCTTGTAGCGGGCCGACATCTCGTTGAAACTCCAGGTGCGATGCCGGTGCCATTGGCGAAACACGAAAATCGGCGCCATCACCTCGAATTGGAACTCCACCGCCTCGAACGGCGAAGTATGTTTGTTACGCCACAGGTACCGGATTAACTTCGCGTCCGATCCTTCGTTTTCACCGGCGCGCCACGCGGCGTCGTAGCTGACGCGTGCGGCCCGCACGATCGATAGGTCGCCACCCATGTGATCGACAAGCCGAACGAAGCCGTGATCAAGGACGTCAACCCTGTCCATCGTGCGCCTCCCTTTTTGCGATCTCGCGATCGAGATACCAGCGAGCCTTTTTCAGATCCTCAATCGCTGCCCCCTTCTTCCCGGCCCTCGCTATGTATTTCACCGTATTCCCGAGGCAGAACCCCAAGGCCCATGCTTCGATAACCTTGATCGCCTCGTAGGGATTTTCTGCGCCGCCGTAGTGGTCCGGGTGATTGATAGTTTCAGCCATGCTCGGCCTCCCTCTTTCTGCGCTTGGCCATTGGGATCGTTTGTTTTTCGCGGTTTAGGGGGTGACACTTCCGCCGGGGACCGACCACTCGCCCCAGCCATGGTCGCTGGGCTTGATCAGGTGCGGCGGGATCGTGCACCCCGCCTCGCCTGGCGCCGGTCCCCAGCGTGGGCGCGGCCACATCCGGCGCTCCCGGCCGACGCGGAGCCGGCCTTCGGCATCGCGCTCGTCCTTGGGCGGCGTGGGGTGAGGCGATGCGCCGTTCAGCGGCAGTTCGCTTGGCTTCCAGCCCTTGCGATCGCAGGCTGATCGGATCCAGTTCCGCCATGTCGCCGGCCAGTCGCGCTTCACGCCGGTCTGCCCCGGCTTCCCGATCCAGAAATCGCGGAAACGCTCGGCTTCCCGGCCTATCTCAGCCTCCGGGACGCCCTGCGATCGAGCGTAGGCCACGTCGGCCTCCGCTGGTCGCCAGTCCTCCGGCAAGCGACTGCCGGCTTTCTTTGACCCCGAACGAAGTGAGGGGGTTTCTTCCTCTGTATCTGTCTCTGTATCTGGGGGCGTTTCATGTAACGTTTCATCGCCGTTTCGCTCACCGTTTCCTGAAACGGCTTTCTTGCGTTCCCGGTGGCGTTTCACCCTGTTGCTCGAAACGTCGCTCTTGAATTGGCGACCGTTCCAGTTGTGCGGGCGCATGCCCGTTTCATCCTCGTCGATCAGGCCTGCCTCAATGAGCGTTGCGAGAAGCGTTTCGACCTTCGATTCCGACGTTCGAAGCGCGAAGGCGAGGTCATCGACAGACGGGAGCACCCCGTCATTGGCGCTGGCGATGCACCACAGGTTGATCAGCCCCTTGAAGACTTCGCCGGGCAGGCGCTGCATCTTCGGGTCGTTGACGACGCCCTCGTAGAGCCTCAGCCACCGTTCACTCATCGCGACCACTCCCGATCCCGCACGGCCCCGCTCGGCGCGTGCATCCACAGCCTCGCCGTCCCTTCCGCCCCGTGCCGGTTCTTGAGCACAATGGCTTCGAGGTCGAACTTCACGTCGTTCAGCCGGTCCACCCGCGCCTGCTCCTTGTCCGGGTCCTCCTCCTTCGCCTTGTCGAGGTAGTAGGCCTCGCGGAACGCGCCGATCACCACCGCGGCATCTTCCTCGATGCGCCCGCTCTCCCGGAGGTCGGAGAGTTGCGGGCGCCGGCGCGGGCCCTCCCTGGCTTCGACCTGCCGGTTGAGCTGGCAGAGCATCAACACCGGCACGTCGAGCTCGCCGGAGAGGTCGACCATCGCGTTGGTGATCTCGCCGAGCTCCAGGTCTCGGCGCTCGCGGTGCTCGGTGCGGATCTTGCCCAGGTGGTCGCAGACGATCAGCCCCGGCCGGTGGCCGTCCTTGGCCTGCCTGTCGGCCCAGCGGCGGGCGCTGACGGCGATCTCGCCGAGCGACAGGCCCTTCCGCTGGTCGACGACAATCGGCGTCCGCTTGAGCCGCCGCGCCGCGTCCTTGAGGAGGTCCATGTCGTCCGCGTCGAAGCGGGCCTGGTTGAGGACGGCTTCGTAGGCGATCGGCAGGCTGTTGCGGTAGGCGAGGTCGGTCATCATCCGCGCCGCCAGCTCGCCGCCCGGCATGTCGAGCGAGTAGAACAGGACCGGATGTCCGCGGCCGGCGACACCGAGCGCCGACGACGTGGCGAGCGTCGTCTTGCCCATGCCGGGCCGTCCGGCGAGGATGATGAGGTTGCCCCGGCGGTAGCCGCCGATCAGGCGGTCGAGGTCGGCGAAACCGGTCGAGATGGGGGGCGCCGCCGGCTCCGCCGATTCGAGCCCGGTCACGATGTCCTCGGCCATCAGCCCGGCGAAGCGCGGGCGCTGATGCTGGCGCGTGGCGTCGCGGGCAAGTGCAAAGAGCTCGGCTTCGGCCTCGGCGATGATCGTCGCCGGCGGCGTCCGCACGTCGGCCCGGAGCGCCGCCGACTGCAGCTCGGCCCCGATCAGCGCGAGCCCACGCCGCAGCGCCTGGTCGACGATGGCGCGGGCGAAGTCGGCCATGTCGGCGACGGTCACCGCCTCGGCGGCAAGCCGAGCCACATAGGCCCCGAGGTCGAGATCATCGGCGATCGCCGTCCCGATTGGCAGATAGTCCCGGATGGTCACCACCGTCGGCCGGCGGCCGGCCCGCACCATCTCCTGCGCGGTACTGTAGATCCGGCGGTGCACATCCTCGGCGAAGTGTCCGGCCTCAAGGATCGAGCCGACCGCAAACGGGATTTCCCCCGACACGAGGATGCCGCCGAGCAGAGCTTGCTCGGCCTCGATATTCGCCGGCGGCGCCGGAACGATATGGCGGGCCGGAGCGTTCATTTCCCGCCGGTCTTGTTGGCGAGGTCGCCTTCGCGCTTCACCACGGCCCAGAGGGCTTCTTCCGCGTCGCCGGTGACGCCGTAGCGGCGGGCGATCTGGTAGCACTCGGACGCGACGCGGTAGGCGTCGGAGAGGCTGGCGAGGCGATCGTCGGGCGCCCGCGCCGCCGCCGGCTCGGCAAGCTTGATGATGTCGTAGATGCCCATGTTTTCGGCCTTCCGAACAAGATGCAGGATGGTGGTGTGGTCGCGGTTGAGGAGCTTGCCGATGCGCGGGAGAGACCAGCCGCGGTCGCGATGGAGGATCACGGCGACGCGCATCCGCGCATCTACAAATTCCCTCGCCCGCGAATGGCCCTTGATCTGGGCAGGCGTGAGTTCTTTCTCTCTGCAAATCTGCTCGATCACCCACGAGCCCTGAGCGACGATGGGCGACGGCGGCGCCTGCGGCCGCGGGAAGAACGCCGACCCCGCCATGCGGGGCTGAACTCCGAACTGCGTCATGCCCTACCCCCGGTCATAGGCGATATCCTCCTTGTGCTTGAGAACCGCGGCGAACTGGTCGCCGGCGGCAATGGCGTCGAGCAGATCGCGGACGAGCACCGCCGGGCTCACCTTGCGGTAGGCGGCCTCATGGCGGATGGCGTCGCGGGTCTTGCGGCGGAGGTCGATGGGAGCGGCGCCGTAGCCGTCGTAGAGGCGGACAGGGACCGTCATGAAGCCACCTCGCGGCGACGCCGGCCCGCCCGAGGCGCCAGATACCGGATTGGCTGCGGCTCAAAGCGCAGTCGGTATTTACGGGGCTGCACATTGTCGATGGCCACACCGAGCGAAGCCATCAGGGTGCGGAGTGTCGAAATCCGCGACTTCACAAGGTTTGAGGGCTGATCAGGCCCATCGGTGATACCCCAAAGCGCGGACATGAACCGCCCCTCGTCGAGGGAACCGGGGAACGCTTCGTTCAGGGCATGCAAAATCTCAATCGCCTGAGGCTGCATTCGGACGACCTCACCCCATCTCGACGCGCTATTGGTGTCGAGGCTGATGATCAGATCGTCGCCATCAGCGACGGGCTGACCACAACAGGGGCAAATACCGGCCGCGCTCACGCCCCCGCCCTCCTCAGCATCGCCTCGACGCCGCCGGGATGCCGCGCGGTCTGCCAGCGGCGCTGACTGTCGGACTGATAGGCGATGCGCGCATGCCATCGGCAGTAGGGGCCGCAATCGTCCATCGTCGGCGCGCCGCAGTAGAACGGTGCGTCCGGCCCAGCCCACTCCGCCACCGGGTAGCGGCACTCGCTCGAGCGAACGGCGAGCAGCGACACCGGCTTGCACGCCGGCGGCTTCGGCGGCTCCACCGGGAGCGCGCGGACGCCCGGATCGAACGTTCGGCCCTCCTTCTTGACGCGGAGGTTTTTCGGCCGGATGGCCTGCCGGGCGCGCGAAGGCTTCGGCTTCCTCTCCACGACCAGCCGCGGCGGCAGGTTCGCCCGCTGGACCTTGCCGACCACAGCATTCCGGGTGAGGCCGAACTCACGGGCGATCTGACCGGCACTCTTGCCCGCCGCCCAGAGTTCCTTCAGCCGCTCGACCCGCTCCGGTGTCCAGCTCATGACGCGATCCCTCCGAGCTTCAGTCCAACCCCCTTGATCGACTCCAGCGAAAGCCCGATCGACGGCAGCGCCTTGCGGAGCTCCCGCTCGAGTTGTTCGAGCCGCATCTGCGCTTCGTCGACTTTGCGGCCGGCGAACAGCTTCTTCAGGATGAACTCCACGCCGACCGGATGCGGCGCTGCCTTGAGGAGCACCGCCAGGAACGCCGCCTGGTTGGCGGTCAGGTCGAGCATCTTTCCCCGATAGGTGATGCATTCGTCATTGCGGGAAAGGACGAGCACCACCCCGTGCTGGCTGAACGCCTGGCTCCCGTCAGCGGCAGGAGCCGGCTCGTCCGGTCCTCCTTCCGCATCGCCTTCGGTATCCGCCGGCGGACCGGAAGTGGCCAACGCTTCGCCATCCGCCTCGGCCTCCGGCGCGGGATCGGCGACGCCGGTTCCCCCTGCGCCCAGCGCCGCCATGATCAGGCTGGTCCGCGTCGGCAGGTCGAGTTTCTTGGCGATCTGGTAGACGCGCGACTCGCTCACGGTGAGCCGAGCCGCAATATCCTTGATCGGGACCGAGACATCGAGCCAGAGCGCGCGCACAAGTTCGTCGCGTTCCGAAGGTCTCCCTGCAGGACGCGGACGGTCCTGCTTTGCCGGCAGGCTATCCGGACGCGCGGGAGAAGCGCCCGACGACCGCTGCCGCGGGGACGGACTGCCGCCGGCCCGGTCTCCGCTGACCGATGTGCCTTTTTGTCCGTCCTGCGGCCGGCTCGTCGCCTCCCCGGGGATCGGCGGCAGCATCGTCGCCCACGCGGCCTTAATATTCTCGACCTCGGCGTAGCCGGTGGCTCTTTCGCGATCGGCGAAGACCGCGATGCTTCGATAGACCAGTCCGCCGGCCAGCTCGGCGACGTGGTGCTGGTCGGCGGCGGCGCTGAACACAACAAAGGTCGGCGCACTGCTCATGCTGCTTCCGATCCGGTCAGGTCTATCTGCACCACGCGGATGATCACGACAAAATCGCCCCCCATTGCCGCAGGATGGCGTCGGCTTGTTCCGGCGTGCGGGCGATCCCGTAGGGCGCGCCATTCCGCTCGCAGTCGGCGCGGAACTGGATCTGATCGTCACTCACTTCGCCCTTGGCCGACTTGAGCTCCAGGAAGCAGGCCCGCCCGCCCGGCAGGACGATCGCCATGTCAGCAACACCGGGGCGCATGCCGAGGCGTTTAAGGCGCGCCCCGGTGCGCGGCGAGCGCTTGCCTTCGTTCGCCGGGTGGTACCAGATTAGGCCGGGAACGCCGTCCCACCGCAGCCGGTCGGCGACGTAGCCCTGCAGGCCCTCCTCCGGGCGGCTCACGGCCACTGATCCCCGCGGAAGTCGTCGGCCCGCCGGTCAGCGCGGGCGCCGACGAACATGGTGGCCACGGCAAAGGCCGTCGGGATGCCGACGACGATGGTGATCCAGATCATGGCCTCGATCATCTCTCACTCCTCCCCAGCCACGGCGCGATCGCCAGCGCCAAGAACGCCAACCGCGCGCTCAAGGACAGCAATCGAGTCGCGATGAAAGTCCGCGTCGCTCCGCCGAAGCCGCTCCGCCGCGGTGGCGAAGATGTCCTTGAGTTGGTCAAGCTGGGCCGCCTCCTTGCGCCGCTGTGCCTCCGCCGCCGCCGCCGCCGCGCGGATCGCATCGATTTCCTCTGCGTGAATGCGCTTTGCTTCGAGCCGCCAGATGTCCTCGGCCCTGGTGTCGCTCATCGGGCTCGTCAGCCAGCGCGACACCCGCTTCGCCGCTCGCCCGATGGCGGCCTTCACCGGCTTGTCCGGCTCGCCGGCAATGGAGCGCAGCTTCTCGGCCGCCTCCACGCGAAGCATCGCCGCGTCAAACGGAACGACGGTCACGGTGCACTTTCCCTTTTTCTCGGAACGTTTTTCTTCCATCGAGGGAGTCCCCTTCGCCATGTTGATCGGCGAAGGCGGCCTCGGTGGTCGCAAGTCGCGCAGCGGCAGGTCCTGGCAGACGGACGCGCGCGAAGAATTGGTGGCGAGGGCCGAGGCCGGAGAACGGCCCTCGCCGTCCGTCCAGGTCGAGGGTTGGGGACGCCCCGGACGGAAAGGAAGAAAGCGACGGCTTCGGATGATTGAACCGGGAGTACATGCCCCGCTTGCGCGGCCCGACCGACGCCGGTCCTCGGCATCATCCGCGTGTTGACCCTGCGTGCCGTCATGCGCCCAGGGCGGAAACTGTCGGCCGGGTGAAGGTTGCCGCCCCGCCGGGAGGAAGTCGGCGAGGCGGCGCGGTCCGCCGTCCGGGAGGACGAGACGGCGATGCAATTCGAGATGCCGGCAGCCCCCGCCGGCGAAGGGAGGCGGAGCGGTTCGTGCGTCGTCAAGCTCCGCCTCCCGCTCATTTTGACGACCACGCAGGCGCCGGAAGTTGGATCTTCTTTCCGGACTGATCGGCGTTAAGCCGCTTGACGAAGTTCGCCTTGATCCGGCCGTAGCAGGGGCTCCGATCGCGGTCGCCGAGAATGCGGCCAGGGAGCCATGCGAGATAGTCGCCGTCCGCCGAAAGCTGCATCAGACAATGCTTGAACTGGGTGATGTTCAGTACGATCCAGCGCTTGTTGCCCGACCGCTCCGTGTCCATGACAAGGCGGTTCCAGAGCCACATGCAGAGCGACAGGTTCAGATTGCCCCACAGCCTGAAATATTCAGGGTCCCTCCCCCACGCCGCATGGGCAGTCGACAGGAAGGCGATCATGCTTTGCAGCGATTGGGCGTCGAGCGCCTGCGCTTGCTCCGTCGCGGACATGCCAATGGCGCTGCTGGTGGGAGTTTCGGCGCGGCCGCCGTACCAGCACCGCAGCAACGCGGACATGCTGACGATTGGCCCGCTCCCACCTCGACGAATCTGATCGTAGCCGACGAAGGCGCAGCTCTTGCGGATCATCTGCAACGACGGCACCGACGACTCGAGTCCGCGCAGAATGTCGTCCGGCCTCATCTTCACCAGAGACGAATTGAGCCGAACGAACTCGTCGGCCATCTCACCCATGTCGGCAAAGGACACCACCCGCACGTCGGCGATTGCCTCGCCGATCTCGGACAGCTTGAACGCTTCCACCCGGTGCTGGCCGTCGACGATGTAGAGGCTGTTGTCGTGCTTCAGCTTGCCGAGCGTGAGCACGCCTTCGATCACCTCGTCGCGCTTCACCTGCTCGGTGACCATCCGCACCTTGTCATTGATCCGGAGCGGGCGCTGAAAGGGAGGGATTTTCCATGCGGCGACCATCGCCTGGGTGACGATGATCGTGTCCATGCGGCTTTGAGCTGCCTTTGGCGCTTCCTTCGCGCCGCTGATCGAAACAACGGTTCCCATATGTCCTCAATTCTGGTTGGTGACGATGGAAAGGAACTCGGCGCGAGCGGTCTCGCAGGCCGCCCCCCAGACGCCGAGCAGCATGCGAACGTCCCTGTCGTGCTGGGTTTCTTCGACGGCCGACGGAACCGATCGGCGCGGCTTCGACTTCCTGCCGGCCGACTTCAGCGCTGCGCGCCTCACCTTCGCCCGCGTCGGCTCCTCGCCCGCCGCGACCGCCGCCTCGATCGTCTCCTTGACGATGCCGGGATGGGCTTCCTCGGCGTCTCGGATGATCCGGGCTTCGTGCAGTTGCTTCGGGGGGACGAGCACCAAGCCGCTCACCTTTTCCGGAGCGGAAAAGCTGCGCTCGCCATTTGCTCGCACCTCCCCCCGCTCCTGCGCCGCGTCATATTCATCGGCGAGGCGGCGGTTGGCGGCGGCTTCGATTTCCAGCGCTTCGGCCTGGGCGCGGGTGATCTTGGCGCGGATTTCGTTGAAGGCGCCCTGCGCCGAGGCGAGGCGGGCGGCGCGCTTGGCCGTGTCATAGGCGACCGAGGCCATGTCGCGCGCGTCGAGGACTTCCGCCGCCGACTTCGCCGACGCCAGCGTGGCGGCGGCCCGGTCGACCATGCCGGGCAAGCCCGTGCGGTCAAGGAAGGCAGGGATGGTCAGGTCGATGGAGGTCATGCAGCCGCACCTTCTGTTGGGGGCGGGGCGAGAAAGACAGGCCTGGCCGTAAGCGATGCGAGATTGTCCGCGGTCAGCTCATTGCCGTGGGCCTTCGCGGCCTCGATAATCGCGACCCACCACTCCGCCGGGATGCTATCGCGTTGACGCCACTTTCTGACGGTTTCGGGCTTCGCGCCGATCTCCGCGGCGAGAACGTCGGGAGATGGCCAGAGGCCAATGATTTCGCGGAATGTCTGAGCCATCATGAATGGGCTTATAGGACAAATAGTCCTTAAACGCAAGCACAAACTGTCCCATGACGAATCCGGTGCGCAGGCTCAATGTTTCAGGATGCACGCCGACAATTCCGCCTCGACCTTTAACGACTCGTTCATCGAACGGACGAAAGCCGCTCGCGAGGCCGCGGGGCTCACCCAAGAAGGCATCGCGACGATTCTTGGAATAAGGCAAGACACTTACAAGCAGTACGAAACCAGGTCGCCGCTACCTCACCGTTTCGTCCCTGCGTTTTGTGCCGCTACCCGCATAACGGAAAAATGGCTGTTTACGGGTCGCCAAAGTCGCGCGGTCGCCTAATCCCTCAATGATCTTAGACAGCTAACCGCTGCCATTGCGGCAATTTGGCTTGTCTGAAATTAGGACAAATAGTCCTTGACACGTAAGGACACGTTGTCCTATTGTCTCCTCATACCCCACGAGACGGGGCGAAGCGGGAGACGAAGATGAACCCTGAATATCAATTCCCGACGACCGAGCGCTGCTTTGCCTGCGGACGGAAGCTCGGCAACCGCCCCGCCGCTATGGCCGATACACGCGACGCGCAAACCGTCTTCGTCGGCAGTGAGTGCTTCCGGCTGATCACCACAGCTGGGGATGCTGGATACCAGCCGCCAAAAGGCGGGCCGCGTCTGTGGATTATGCCTACCCCGCCCCGGTCGCCTGACCCCCGCCCCGTAGGAGAACAGCCATGACCGCCGCTCGCAAGATCGAGACGAACTACTGGCCGAAGCCGATCCCGCCGCGCCAGTTCGATTGGACCGCGACGTTCGACGACTACGACGGCGCGGAGGATTCCAAGTCGCGCTCTGAGATCGGCTACGGGCGCACCGAGGCTGAGGCCATCGCCGATCTGCTCGAACTCACCGCCACGCGGAGATGAAGATGAACGCTCCAAGCAACGCCACTGCGCCCATGAGCGAGACCCGCCTCCGCGAGATCATCCGCGAAGAGATCGCAGCGGCAGGACCATGGGTATGCGGAGCATGTGGAGCGATTCCATCGCCAACCTGCCCGCATCGGGAGCACCAGCAAGGATGCGGTGTCCCGATCCAACTCTCCAGCAAAGCCGCCCCGTAGGAGAACAGAGATGAGCGAGACGAAGTGGACCTACGACCGCGAGCACGGAGAAGTGCTCGACGGGCACAACAGGCCAGTCCTGTACGTGTCGGCGTCGCGCATGGACTTCGATGATGTCGAAGGCAGGCGCGGCGGTGCGACGACAATCGGCCTGCTCGCCGCCGCCGCCCCTGATCTGGCAGAGGCGCTGGCAGACATGCTCGGCGCGCACCCGCCGATCAGCAAGCGTATCGGGGGCGAGGGCAGCCCCGCGCGGCGAGCGCAGGAAGATCAAGAAGCCGCCATTGCCAAGGCCCGCGCCGCCCTCGCCCGCGCGAAGGGTGCGTCATGAGCGAGACAGTCGCCATCCCGTTCGTGCAATTCATGCGGCCGAGTGGTCGGCCTGTCGAAGTGTCGATCAAGCGACCAAAGGAGATCGCCCAGAAGGCCGGCCTGATACTCGACGCCGGCTATCGCTTCGAGGCCGAAGTTCTCGGTGATGGCTCAATCAGTCTGACCATTACCAACGACGACGGCGATGCAGCCATCGAGGTTTGCAGTAACGGCCCTGACGTTCCGCTTGCTGTCGATCGTTTGATTGGCGGGTTTGATGTGGGGCGGCCGTCATGACCGCCCATCCCGAACGGAAGCCGGACGCGCTGGACCTGTACGATGTTCTGGCGATCGCGGCGAGCGACATTCGCGCCGTGGCGTCTTTCATCTACGTCAACAGCGAAGGGTTGGACAGTCTCCCTGACGCCCGCGACGCCGCTCAGCGCGTCCTCGCCGCCCTTGATGCTTACGAGGCCCGGTCATGAACGCCCCCGTCCGCCTGTCGGCCATCGACCGCGCCATCGCCGAGATGCACACGCGCGCCGCCGACACGCTCGAGGCCGTCATTGAGACGGGCGCCGCGATGATGGTTCGGCAGCGCTGGCGCATCATCCGCGCGCTGCGGCCGTGGGAGCCGGCGATGTGGCAGGAGCCGACGGACCTCGAGGCTCTGCTCGCCGAAGCCCGCGAGCGCATCGCCTCGCAAGAGCAGGCCGGTCGAGCTGGGCACTGCCAGATTTTTGACATCAACCGGCTGATCGCGGCGCGCCAGGCTGAGCGGGCTCTGATGCGGATGATCGGGGCGGACTGATGCCCCGCACCGTCGCAGAGTGGATCGGCAAGACGGACGACGCCCCGTTCCCGCCTCGGGTGCGGCTTCGCATTCTGGAGCGGTTCGACCGGCGCTGTGCCGGCTGCGGCAACCCGATCCGCCCCGGCGAGCGTTGGACCTGCGACCACATCGTGGCGGTGATCAACGGAGGCGCGAACCGGGAGAGCAACGGGCAGCCCCTGTGCCGGAACTGCACCAAGCCGAAGGACGCCGCCGACGTGGCGGTGAAGTCCAAGACGGCTGACATGGCGAAGGCTGCCTACGGGATCAAGGCGCGCAAGGGGCGGCCGATGCCGGGGAGCCGGGCCAGCGGTATCCGCAAACACATGAATGGACAAGTGGAGAAGTGGTGAATCGGCATGCACCCAAACGCACAATGGTTCGAAGGCACGGATCGCGAATGCGGACTGTGCACTAAGAGGGCGACTGGCGTCCTGCGGGGATATCGGAACGAAATCATTGGCCCGAGATGCCGTCGATGCGCCGGCAAGGAAATCGCAGCAGCCCATCGGAAGCACAAGAGATTCATGCCCGACATTGAGGTTGAAAAAATGGCGGTTGCCGCCGACCCGAACCGTGGAGCTTAGACGAATGACGAACCTATCGCCGTTCTTTCTCGTGTGGAACCCGAACAATCAATCGCCGCCGCGCCATCGACACGACACGCTTGAGGATGCAACGGCTGAGGCAAGGCGGCTGGCCGAACTGAACGCCGGTCAGGAGTTCATCGTCCTCGCCGCGGTCCGGTCCGCCAAGCGATCCGACCCGGTGACCATCACCAACTTCGACGACATCCCGTTCTGAGCAAGTACCGCAAGAAAATGGGATGGAACCGTGGAGATCAGATGACATGAGCCGAACGTTGAAATTCTATGGTGCAAGCGACGACCTTTTCGAGATCGAAGGGACCATCAAGGACGAGCCTGACGAGATTGGTTGCTACAACCGCTCGGCCGCCGTGAAGGTCTACGACCGTCTAGGCAATGGCTTGATCGTCGCCGGCATCTACATCAATCCGGGGGTCTGGGCGATCGGTATAGCGCCGATGGATGAAGATCAGCCGTTACCGGGCTGGCCCCACGCCTATAGCAGAGATTCCGCCCTACTCACAATCGAGGCTCCCGACGACGCCGTTGTCGTGGAAGTTGACCAACACCACTGATCGATCAGGAGACATGCGTCATGACCGAAGCACCGACACTCGACCTCGGCCCTGCCGGCGCCCTTGTTCCCGATGAACGCCCGGCGAGCAGAATGCAGACGGCGACCAGTTCGCCGCCAGCCGCCTTGAACACCAGCGCGTCGATTGCGCGGATGATCGAGCGCGTCGCCGCCGACCCGACCATTGATATCGAACGCATGGATAGGCTTTTCACGTTCCTGGAACGGATCAAGGCGGCCGAAGCCAAGGAAGCCTACACGGCCGACTTCGCTGCGATGCAGGCCGAGCTGCCGAGCATCGATGCTAACGGGCGAATCGTCCACGAGAGCAAAAACCAGAACGAGCCGGCGAAGCTGATCGCCAAGTACGCGAAGTGGGAAGACATCAACGACGCGATCAAGCCGATCTTGGCGCGGCACAATTTCGTCCTGTCATTCTCGTCTGAGCAGCCCGAAGGGCGCGTCGCTGTGACGGCAATTCTTCGTCATACCGCCGGCCATGAGCAGACGGCCTCGCTGAGCCTCCCGCTCGACACGTCCGGCGGCAAGAGCAATCCGCACGCCATCGGGTCTTCGATGAGCTACGGCAAGCGTTACACCGCGGGGCTCGTGCTGAACCTTTCGAGCCGGGCGAAGGAAGACGCCGACGACGACGGCAAGGCCGCCGGCAACGGCGACATGCCGATGATCACCGAAGATCAGGTCGCCCATCTCCGCCAGCGCATCATGGACGAGGACGTTGACCTTCCCAAGTTCCTCGCCCGGATCAAGTGCGAGCGGCTTGAGGACATCTACGCGAAGTCGTTCGACGATGTGGTGAGGCTCCTCAACCAGCGCAAGGCCGACAAGGAGATCAAGGCGCGGAAGAAGGAGGACGCGGCGTGACCGTCGAGATCATCGACGTTCAGCAAGGCTCGGAAGCATGGTTCCGCTCCCGAATGGGCGTGCCCACGGCTTCCGAGTTCGCGAAACTCCTCGGCATCAAGAAGGACGCCAGGGACAAGGAGACGCGCCGGAAGTACCTCTACCAGCTCGCCGGCGAGATCATCAGCGGAGAACCGACTGAGACCTACAGCAACGCCCACATGGAGCGCGGCAAGGCGATGGAGGCCGAAGCCCGCGAGGAATACGCCTTCATCGCCGACGTTGAACCGCAACAAGTCGGCTTCATTCGGAACGGGCGCAAGGGGTGTTCGCCGGATTCGTTGGTCGGTGCCGACGGGATGCTGGAGATCAAGACCAAGCTACCGGCGCTCCTTCTCGAAGCCATGTTCCGTGGCGAGTTCCCGCCGGAGCACAAGGCGCAATGCCAAGGCGCGCTGTGGGTAGCCGAGCGCGAATGGATCGACATCGCCATCTACTGGCCGCGCATGCGCCTGGTGACGTACCGGGCGACGCGCGACGAAGCTTACATCGCCGAACTGGCGAGGGCCGTGGACGAGTTCAACGCCGATCTTGACGCGCTGGTCGACCGCTACCGCCGCTACGGCGAGCCGGCGCGCGAGACGGTGAAGCGCGATCTTGAACGGTCGCTGTTGATGGCGGGATGACAACGATGACCGGACTCATCACCTACCAGTGGGACGGCGAGCACATGGTTCCGCTTCGGCGGTTCCAAAATCGCGTCAACGCCGAGTTCGTCGTCGGCGAGTTCTATGAGCTTGAGGTGATCGAGCGCCGGTCGCTCAAGAGCCACAATCAGTTCTTCGCCTGGCTGCACGAGCGCCATCAGTCCCTTCCCGATCATCTCGCCATCCAGTTCCCGACCGAGGACAGTCTGCGGAAGCACGCGATGATCATGACGGGGTTCCGGCGCGAGCGGAAGTTCGCCACCGAGTCCATCGAGGCGGCTCGCAAGCTGGCCGCATGGCTCAAGCTCGGCGGCTATGACGACTACACCCTGATCTCGCTCCACGACAAGGTGGTTGTCGAATGGAAGCCGGCAAGCATGAAGATGCGCGGCCCCGGATCGATGAACGCCGCGACGTGGAAGGCCTGCAAGGCACATGTCATGGCGTGGATCGACGATCTGATCGGCATCGCCCCCACATCCCTCCCGGAGCACGAAGCGGCATAATGGGCGCGAACTCGAAAATCGAGTGGTGTGACGCCACCTGGAATCCGATCGGAGGGTGCTCGATCGCCTCGCCGGGATGCACGAACTGCTATGCCCAGGGGCTCGCCGGAACGAGGCTCAAGGATCACCCGCTCTACAAGGGGACGACGACGGAGTCGAAGGCCGGGCCGGTGTTCAACGGGCACCTGACAGCCGCCCCCAACGATCATCCGGTCTGGACCTGGCCGATGCGCTGGCGCGGATCGAAGACGCCGCGTCGCGGTCCCGGCGCCCGATCGCTGATCTTCGTCGGCGACATGAGCGACCTGTTCCATGAGGACCGGCCGGACGAAGTGATCGACCGGGTTTTCGCCGTCATGGCGCTCTGCCCGCAGCATGACTTTCAGGTGTTGACGAAGAGGGCGGAGCGGATGCGGGAGTATCTGACGGCCAACACCGGGAATTGGGACATAGGTCACGCCGCCGGGCGCATTGCCAAGATCGTCGAAGCGATGCGAACTGACCGGCAGGCGGTCGGCCCGCTGCCAAACTTAGAACCCGGCGGGCGGTGGTGGCCTCTCTCCAATGTCTGGCTCGGCGTCTCCGCCGAGCGCCAGCAGGAAGCCGACGAGCGCATACCGCACCTGCTCGCCACGCCGGCGGCGATCCGCTTCGTCTCGGCGGAGCCGCTGCTCGGGCCGATCGATTTTCAACGCTTCACCGAACTCTGCCACGCCGACCGGGACGGCGAGTGCAACGCCGCGCGGTGCCCACAGATACGCGATGGTGAGCCGGAGCGATCCCGACGGCATTGCCCGCTTGATCGCTGGGGCGAGCCAGAGGAGGGGAGGCCCATAACCCTCGACCAGGTCATCGTCGGCGGCGAGTCCGGCCCAGCCGCGCGCCCCATGCATCCCGACTGGGCGCGGTCGATCAGGGACCAGTGCCAGGCCGCAGGCGTTGCGTTCTTTATGAAACAGATGACCAAGCGCGCGTTGATCCCGGCCGATTTGATGGTCCGCGAGTTTCCCAATGCCTAGAGGAGCCCACGCGAACCATGCGAAGGCGTCCGCGCAGCACCGATGGAAGGCGGGGAGCCGTGTTGGGTCAACCGGCCATGTCAAAGTTCGTGTCGGGAAGGGGCATCCATTGGCGGACCCGAACGGTTGGACCTACGAACACCTAGTGGTGTGGATATCCGCCGGTAATCCTCGCCCGACGCGCGGGGAAGTGCTCCATCATCTCAATGGGGACAAGACCGACAATCGGATTGAAAACCTTCAACTATTGAGTCGATCCGAACACAGCCGGCTGCATACCGCAGAGAAAGGGCATTGCACTGAGACCGGTCATTTTCTCGGCAAGCACCGCGCCGGCCGTCTCCTCGACGGAAGGGAATGGAGCGAGTTTCCGGAGATCGCCAATGCGGACTGATCACATCCTTGCCATCACCAGGCACTTCGACACCGCGACGCTGCCGGCGATCGATGCGGCAATCGCCGAATACCGGGGCGAGATGCTGCGGCTCATGGCCATCCGCGAAGTGATCTGCATGGCGCTACCGACCGAGAAGATCGAGCAGCCCGGCGGTGAGGTCGTCCCTCCCGGCGTGAGCCCGCTCAAGCTGGCGATGGAGCGGGTGATAGCGGCGGAGCAGATGGAGGCGGCGGAGTGACGGAGACACCCCCAATGTCTGAGATCGAGAAGGCAAGAGAGTTTCTGGACAGTCGATGGAATACACACATAGGCGGCTTGTTCGGACGAGCGCGAGAGATCACGACTGCCATCGAAACCCTCGTCCGCAACATCACCCGCGAAGAGATCGAAGCGGCGAAGGGCTATAAGCCCCAGCCGGCTGAGACTGTGGTGGGCGACTTCAGGTTGTCCATTCGGGCGGACGAACCGAATATCGTTATCGAGGGCGCACCGGCCCCGAAGGTTGACGAATACCTGGAAGGGATTCGCAATCGCGGCCGGGAGTGTGATGAGACCGGCGCCCTAACCGAGGAAGGAGGTGATCGCGATCAACGCGACGATAAGTCCCCGCCCGCCGTAGAAGCACCTGCGGCGGGCGGCTGCCCGTACTGCAACGGGTCTGGTCTATTCCTCGGCGGCCGGGCCGCAGTGCAAATCCCCAAGTTCCCGCGCTGCTACGGCTCCGGCAAGGCCGAGGACGTGGGGCCGAGGAATGCGGTTGAGGCTGCGGCGGGCGACCCGAAGGAGATGGCTGACAGGCTCCGCAGCATCGCCAGGGACCCGAACAATTTTATCCCTCGCGCGGGCTCGTTGATCGAAGCCGCCATCATGCTGACTGACACTACCGCCCTCGCCCGCCGGCTGGCTGAGCATGTATCCCGCGCGATCTACTGGACCGCGCATAAGAAGCCGATCCCATCCGACGTCGAAGAGGCAATGCGCGACGATCTCGCCGAAGCCCGCAAGGCTGGGCTGATCGAATAGGAGATGGATGATGGAATATCATCTAGAGCTAGCCGATGCTGCTGAGTTCAATCGGCTCATTTCTTGTCGGCATTCGTCATCCGGCCAAGGGGATATCGTCAACGCGTTGCAACGCGACCCGCTGGCCAAGGCAGAGTTCTGGGGAGCGATAAAAGGCAAGCGAGTAGATCACGTCTATCTTACCAGAATTGACGGGACGGACTTCGTGTCGTGGACGGGTCGATTTGCTGACGGTTACCACCGCTACCTCGGCCGGCCGATGAGAATTAAGGAGACCGCCCATGAAGCTTGAGACGAGCGAAGCCGAACGCGCCGAATTGATGGAGTGGTGTGTAACGAAAACGGAGGAGTGGAAAACCGGGTTCGCGCCGCATCTAGCAGAGCAGACTGTGTGGGCGAAAAGCGCCCGCCTTCTCCGCGACATCGACACCCTTCTCGCCGAGGTCGAGAGGCTGAGGGAGGACAAGCTGTTCAAGGCACAGGTTGACAAGATCGCCAGCCTCTACGCGAGGATTGACGAACTCACAGCCGAACGTGCCCAGCCGGCCGAGTCAGTCGACGACACCGCCTACGAGATCGCCGAGGTCGCGTGGAAGGACTTCGGTGGGAAAGACGAAGACCGGCCAGCGCGGGCGAGGCTTGAAGCTGCCATTCGGAAGGCGCTCGCCGTGTGGAGGCCGATAGAGACCGCGCCGAAGGATGGGACGGTGTTCGATGTGTGGCTAGGCGACGCCGAGCCGGACGAACAGAAGGAGAGCGCGGGGTGACGCTGCCCGAAGCCATCGCCCGGATCGAAGGTCTACTCGCCGCCACGGTCAAGGATCGTGAGTGGTATCGAGATCAGGCCATCGGCGGACGGAAGGCGCTTTGGGCAGATGCTGCAGCGTGTGCGGTCCGTGAAAGAGCGCTTCGCGATGCGCTCGATCTGCTGAGAAAGGTGGACTGATGACCCGAGAACCTGACGAAATCGACCTCTTCGCCATCCTGTCCGATGCAGCCTATGACATCAACCTGACGGCA